TAAATGAGTTACCAATTTGAATTACCGTATATGGTAATGTTAATTTATAGTACTCTTTGCATAATTTGAAATATTAAGGCCTTGGAATGATAGAGGTTTAAAGGTAGCTCATTATTTCCTTGACAATGCCGGATAATAAATGCTTTCATTAATGGGTTGGGCCGTGAGGTCCACCTGATGCAGTTGTCCTCGAAGGTTTGACAGAGCCCGCCAATTAAGGTATATGTATTATTAAAAGCAAGGGGGGTAAAAGAATGATAGGATTATATTTAGCCATTGGAATATTGATCGTTCTTGAAGTGTATTTGGTCACTAATGCCTGTAAATGGCCTAAAAGGTAAAGAATGACTGCTAATCCTGAATTACTCCCCGAAGTCATTGAAAACCCTGACCGTGATTCTAAAGGTCGTTTCCTTGCTGGTCGCACAGGTTATGGGGTCAATGGGAAATATCCACGCCTGACCAATCCTGATAATGTCCAGGACGCTATTACTCAATACTTTGAAGAGTGTGAAACTAACCTTATTATCAAGCGTGTTGTATCTAAAGGTAAGGTTGTCGAGGTCGAAGTTCCCGAACCCTACACAATGGCTGGACTTGCTGAAACCCTCGGTATTGGTGTAACTGCCCTAAATAACTATAAAAATAGAAATCATATTAATTTAAGTGATGATGTAAGCTCCCGTATTCAGGCGATGATTACACGCGCGCGGGATTTAATTAGAAGATATTCAGTTACTCACGCCCTGGCCGGTGCCCTTGACCCTAAGATATCCGCTCTTGTGCTGTCTGCTGATTTCAACATGGTTACCAAGACAGAATCCACAAACTACAATGTCAATCGTGATATGACAGAAGAAGAGCTTGAGGACAAGATCAAGGCAGGTCTGGCTGATATGATGGATTGACACACATCTGTATCATAATGGTAGTATCTACCTACCGATTACCTATTAACACTTGTGGATAAATCTGTGGATAACTCATATTAACCCTATTCTCAATAAGCAATGTCAATAATAACAGGCAGTTAAGATCAAAGTTTACATAATAGTTTTTATCGGACTTGCAATAGTAGTCTCAATAAGGTGATATCATGGGTGATCTGATCAAGATGGAAGAGTACAGGAAGCGCAAGGAGCCTTGGCGGTCTCCCCTTGCCCTGGGTATGGCTGACCATTACATGCGATACATTGCCCCGGTCCCTCCTATCTTTGATAGTATCAAGCACCTGAAAGAGATCAGCGAGCAGGCCCCGGCCATCCTAAGCCATCCAAGAGTTCAATACCTATTCAAACCAGAATAAATAAAAAGGAGTCTCTTATGGCACCCCCCACCCCCCTGAGCCGAACCGCCGGTCATGTATATATACACCAATCCCTTCATTTTTCCCCATTAAACCCCCTGCTTTTAAGGAGTTATAATGATTAACCTTACAATACACTGTGAGACCTGTGGAGAGCAGGTTGAGTTCAAGGAAGGCGCTCTCTGTGGGCAGGGCACATATACTCACCGTGGCAAGAATCCTGTTCATGTGAAGCATGTGAGCCGTGACTTGGAACTCTTGAACATTCCTTATACTGTTAGTTTTTACAATATGGTTCTTGGGATAGAGGAGTCAATTACCAGGGGGCCTTAACCTTTTAAATTCCTATACGGAGGAATGATTATGAGAGCTTACTGTTATCTTTGTAATGAGGCAGTTGACTGGGAAACCGGTTGGCTTGGGTATGAGTCTTGGGGTGGACCTCAGAAATTCTTTAAGGATAATCCCGGCCCAGACTTTCTTGGTAACCCACCTATGAAGGTTTATCGTCACCGGAAGTCAGGGCATTGTTATTATCTTGATTGCGTGATTGAAGATTTTAGTCCAGGCACTTTAGAAAGAAAACAAAGAAATTTACGCAAAGATTTTGAGGAGTCTTTAAATGCCTAAAATTCCAGCATTAGGTGGACCCCAGGTTGATCTGGGAGATGTGGAGCCCTTTTCCTGCTCCGGCCGGATTTTAAAAGACGATGTGGTGGACGGCAATCATACCACTGTCATAGTTGACTGCGGCTGCCTGTATTTTGATAAGGTGATCCAGTTGCGGAGCTTATCGAGGCTGGTGAGTCCTACTGGCCAGGATATGATTGCTGAACTTCCTTATTACCGATGCGTGGTCTGTGGCATGGTTTATACTGTGCAGCAGGTGCATGCGGCAGGTATGGATAAGATACCTGTGATTAAGGGTGCTTCTGGGCTTAATTAATGTTCCACGTGAAACAGGATAACTATGGATTTATCTGATCTTAACATACACAGCAAGGAAGATATCAAGAATCTTGACCTGAGTAAGATGAGCAGGGAGCAGAAGCTTGAGCTTTTTGAGACCCTGGAAGAACGGAAGCGCAAGAAGAGCCGGATGTTTATTGACTCTTTTTTTCCAGAGACCGGGCCTTTAAGGAGAGAGCTTTATATTCCTCACATGGAGTTTTTTGAGGCAGGGGCGTATTTCAGGGAGCGGGCCTTTATGGCCGCGAACAGGTCCGGGAAAACAATTACCGGTGCGACTGAACTGGTTTATCACCTCACAGGCAGTTATCCCGACTGGTGGAAGGGTAAAAGGTTTAAAGGCCGTATTGATGCCTGGGCTGCTGGTAAGTCCAATGAGACTACCCGCGATATCTTGCAGGAGAAGCTGCTCGGCCCAATGAACGCTATCGGGACCGGTCTTATCCCTGGCGATATGATTGTTGGTGAGCCCCGGAGAAAGCCTGGGGTGCCGGATGCCATTGCTTCGGTTCAGATAAAGAATGTTCAGGGCGGAATCAGTACCCTTGTTTTTAAGAGTTACGAGCAGGGCAGGACCTCTTTTGAGGGGGTTGAAAAACATGTGATCCTGCTGGATGAGGAGCCGCCGCTTGATATTTACGGTGAGTGCCTTATCCGTACCATGGCTACCGGTGGTTTTGTGGGCGGTATTATTATACTAACCTTTACACCACTGCAGGGCATGTCAGAGGTTGTCCTGGCGTTCATGCCGGGCGGTAAGGTGCCTGACAGGCATGACAAGACTTCAAATAAGTTTATCGTTTCGGCTACCTGGGATGATGCCCCTCACTTGAGTGATGCGGAAAAGGAAGAGCTTCGCAAAAGTATTCCGCCATATCAGCTTGACGCACGGTCTAAAGGTATTCCTCAGTTGGGCAGCGGTGCGATATTTCCCATTCCTGAGAGTGATATCGTGGTGCCTGATTTCCCTATTCCTGCTTACTGGCCCCGATCTTACGGGTTTGATCATGGCTGGAACGCTACTGCGGCTACCTGGGCGGCATGGAATATAGAGCCGGAAAAGCCTATTTTTTATCTTACTGATGAATATAAGCGGGGAATGACAGAGCCAGAGGTGCATGCCAGTAATGTAAAGCTCAGGGGTGAATGGATTCCCGGGGTGTCTGATCCAGCGGCTGGAACAAGTTCTGCTGACGGTGTTCAGTTGGTTAAGACGTATATGAAATTGATTCCCGGGCTTACCGTGGCCCCAAAAGGAAAGGCTGGTAATGTAGAGTCCGGACTTTTTAACATGTTACTGGCCATGAGTGAAGGCCGTTTCAAGGTTTTTGAGAGTTGCCAGGGCTGGTTGGGGGAGTTTCGCCTTTACCGCAGGGATAAGAACGGTAAGGTAGTAAAGGAAAACGATCATGAGATGGATTCTTCCAGATATGTGTATGAAAAAGGCTCTGGGTTTGCCAGCATAATGCCTGTGAAACTGTTTGCACAACGTCAAGGAACTGACGAAAAGGAATACAATCCCTTGACATATGAGTTAGAAAGTGATTATGATCCATTAACAGACGGATTTTAGGAGATTTTATGTCCGGAATAGGCGGTGGAGGTACTGGAGGCGGGGGCGGGTCTGGTGTTGGTGAGATGGCTGGCCTTGCGGATTTCAGCGGACAGACTACTGGGCTTCCATCTTTAGGCGGTGGCGGTGTCGGGGTCGGCCTGGGTTTTACTGGGCTTGACGGTCCTGGCGATCAAGGTTTTTCCGGCTCACCGTTTGATATACAGGTGGATGCGGAAACAGATGAGGATCTCGATGCTGCGGCTGCTGAAGATGTGGAAGAGAAGAAAAAGCGTTTGCGCCGTGGTTTTGCCCAGACAATTCTAACAAGCCCTACCGGCTTGGGAGGCGTCTCAGAAAGCTCTAAATCAATCCTGGGGTGATAATGGCTAAGAATATTACAGACGAAGACCTGGTAAAATTCAGCAAGCGGACCCTAGAAACGCTTAAAGCCGAGCGTCTTGAGGTTGAGCCTGAGGTGGACAATGTTATCAGGTTTGTCAATCATCAGCGCCGGTCAGTGGAATACAATAGAGAAAAAGACAGAAGCAGGAAAGGCCAGCGCACCGGCAGAAGTGTTTATGACGGTACTGCTATTTCTGCGGCACAGATAGCCGCTGATGGTATTTATGGTTATCTCTGCTCACAATCCCTTCGCTGGTTTGAGTTCAACCTTCCAGGTATAATCAACTTTCCAAGAACATCAGGCCTCCGGGCCTTCAATGATAAGCCTCTGGATTCTATCCTGCAGGTGCGTCAATGGCTGGATAATTGCGAGGAAGTGATGTATTCGGCCTACGCGCGAAGTAATTTTTATAATTTCTGTCCGACTTATATTTATGAGGGAGTTTCTATCGGAACTACCACGGCAATGATTGAGGAAGATGTCGGTAAGGGCCGTATTAATTTCATTATGCCGCACTTCCGGGAATGTTTCATTGCTCAGGATCAGTTTGGAAGGGTAGACACCCTTTATCGGCTTTATCAATTGGAGATGCGCCAACTGGTTCAGAAGTTCGGAGAAGAATTTCTTGAAATGAAGCCGGAGTTTAAGCAGCAATATGAGAATGATCCTTATCAGGAAAAGCTGGTTCTTCATGCTACCTATCCCCGGGCAGATTATGACCCTGCGATATTAAATGGTAAAAATAAAAAAATTGGCTCGTTCTGGATATTAATGGAAGAAGGTGGGGCCAAGAATGGCGGTCTCATTGAAGAGAGTGGTTTTGACAGCCTGCCAAATGTAACCTGGCGCTGGTTTGTAAATAGTGATGAGAAATACGGGCGTTCCCCGGCCTGGTTCGCCATGGTTGATATTATGAAGGCTAACCAGCAGGGTAAGACCAACCTTGAGGCTGGCCATAAGATGGTTAAACCGCCTATGTTCGCGTCTACGGATCTCAGGGGTAAGATTCATGATGGCCCAGGCGGACAGACCTTTGGTGATGGAGATGCGCCTAAGTCAATTCTCACCAATTCTATCCAGCTTCCGTTTGGGATTGACCAGCAGGAACGAACTGACCGGGCCATTAGAGAACATTTTCACACAGATTTCTTTACTATCCTTAACAATGCTGCTGCAAATAAGACAGAGCTTACCGCGACTCAAGCACTAGGTATGCAGGCAGAGCAGGCCGTTATTATCGCCGCCAGGATAGGAAGGTTCCAAACAGAAGGCCTTAATGAGATTATGGATCGGGTCTGGAATATAGAGTTCCGGGCTCGCAGACTGCCTGATCCTCCGCCAATTTTGCAAGATATGGGTGTTGGTTTACCCATTGAAACTGATTACCGCGGGCCTCTGGCTCAGGCTCAGAAGGCAGCCTTTAAGATTCAAGGTATCCGGGGAGGTATCCAGGGTCTGTCAGAGATAGGACAGATTTATCCTGATGCAACCGATAAAGTTGATTTTGATATTCTTGTTGAAGAATACATGGACAGTGTGAATTTCCCGACAAGGGCACTCAGGTCTGACGATCAGGTTGCTTTTATCAGGAAGAACAGAAGGATCCAGGAGGCTGCTAAATTAGCCATGGACAACCTTGAACAGGGCAGCAAGGCTACCAAGAACCTGTCCAAGACCGTTGAGCCTGACAGTGTGTTGAATGCTCTCGTTGAAGGAGTACAGCAGTAATGGCAGATGATATTATTGATCAGGGTTTGAATGAGGATGACAATATATATCCTGAACTTGATCAGGGTAAAAGCCCGGAACTGTTGAGCCTTGAGCAGGATTATCGACTGCTTTTCAGGTCAGAAAAAGGGGTCAGGGTTTTGACAGATATTTTAATGAATATGTGCTGGTTTGGAAAGAATCTTGACACCAACCTAAGAAGCGTAGGTGAAAGAAATGTTGGAATATCTATTCTTGCCCGCTTAGGACATGGGCTGGATAGAGAAGAAAGCATCATAAGATCAATAGTTAATATCCCAATAAAGGGAGAAGTAATATAATTTTACAATTTGGGCTTACCTGACCGGCCAGTTGGGGACGCAAAGGCGAATAATTAAGGGGCAATACGGTGCCGTAATCACTGTGTTGCCCTTTTTTTATTGCCCAAGGGCCAAGGAGAAATAAAATGAAGAAATTTACATGGTTACTTATTTTAATCGTTATTGTTATGTTTTCTGGCATGTCTTATGCAGAAGAGGATTTTCCGCCTCCGCGTGATGGTGAGGGCGTTATTGGAAACGCCCGTACAAGTGCCGCCTGGAGGCTTGGTATGTTCGAGGCCCTTGAAATGAATGGCATTGAATACGCGTGGCCTGCTGCTGATGGTACAGCAACTTATCAACTTACTACAGACGGCTCCGGTACTTTGACATGGGCCGCTAATGCCGGGGGGTCAACCGTTGCCTATGACGACATTGCATCTCCTGACGCCAATGCTTCCATAGACTTCGTTACCTTTACAAATACATGGGATTCTCAGGCTACAGCTGGCGACATATTTAATATTCAGGCGACCGGAAACTTTGGTGATATTTCCGTTGTAAGGATTGAATCTAAAACAGGGAATCCCACCAATGGAACCATCCTTGAGGTTGTGTCACACGATGCAAATGTTGATCCTCTTGTGGTTGTAGACTCAACGGCTGTAAGTGTTCTCGTTGTAGGTCAGGCTGGTACTGTTGCTGTAACCACTGTCCCCGCCGCTGCTGACCAGTTTAAGGTGGATGCTACCGGTACGGTTGCTGGTGATGCCATTAATTTGGAAACTACCGATGGCGGTATTATGCTTAACGCTGACGGTGCCACCGAGGGTGACATAGAACTTAACGCCGCAGGATCAATCATAATTACTGCCGCTGAAGCCGTAGCAACTGGCGTGACAATCCTTGCTCCGGCTGGTGGAATTGATATTACCACTGCGGCTACTTTCGATATTGACCTTACCGCTACTGGCGGGAGGATTCTTGGCGTAGCTTCTGAAGCCGTTGCCGATCAGTTCAAGATTGATGCCCAGGGTACAGTTGCCGGTGATGCTATCAATCTGGAAACCTCTGACGGTGGAATCATGTTGAACGCTGATGGTGCTTCCAATGGTGATATTGAGCTGAATGCAGCTGATGACATAATCTTAACTGCGGCTGGACTTATCACTGTAGGACCAGGGCTTGTTTTACCCGCAGAGGTGGTCGCGGCCACTAATGTTTTGACTGCCGCTGAGTGTGGTCTGATCTCGTTTTTAAATCACGCCACTGAATTTGACTCTCAGCTACCTGCCATATCAACCGCTCCTGCTGGATGTACTTTTGAGTTTTACGTCACGGCTGCGGCTGACACTGGAAGTTATACCGTAACGACCGGGAACACACAGGAGGCTATTATCAATGGAATTATCAACGATAATAATACTCTCACAGCCTGCGCTGCAGAGGATACCATTACCTTTGTGACAGGAAATAATGTTGGAGACCATGCAAAAGTGGTGAGTGATGGAACTTCCTGGATTATATCCGGCGAGGGTTTAGCCGGGTCTAAACTGACTTGTACGGATGAAGCATAATAATTAACCTTTTGATTTATAGGAGTTTTTAAAATGGCAGACGTAGCCGATCAAGTGACAGAGACAATCCTGGATCAAGGTGCAGGCGGAGAATCTAACCCCGAACCCTCAGCGGATACACCTGCTGGATGGATTTCAGGACTTCCAAATGAATTGAAAGAGCATGAAGGTGTCAAAGGCTTCAAGACTGTTGGAGAATTTGCCCAAGACGCGGTACAGGTCAAGGCCGATCATGCTGACCTCAAGACTAAAATGGAAGGAGCGATATTCAAACCAGGTGAAGACGCGACTGAAGAGGATAAGACAGCGTTTCGCACTGCTCTTGGTGTTCCTGAAACGGCAGAAGGTTATAAGTTCTCTGCCGGGGAAGGTGTTGAGCACAGCAAGGATATGACCACATGGTTTGCTCAGGAGGCCTTAAAAGCCGGACTTACGGCTGAACAGGCTGATTCTGTTGTTCAATCATGGGATGGTCTTGCTAAAGCTCAAAATGAAGCTAATGTCAAGGCGGTTGAGGCTGCCAAGTCTGAGGCTACCGACACCCTAAAGAAGGAGTGGGGCGCTGACTACGACAAAAATGTTGAATTCACAAGGCGGGGATTTGACCACTTCCTTGGAGTTGATGAGGAAACCAAAGGTTTTCTTGACAAGGGAGGCAAGGGAAATCATCCGCTTCTCATAAAACTGTTCCATAAGGTCGGTGTAGCCATGGGAGAGGATTGGAGTCCACCGGGCACACATGACGGTTCCACAACTGCTGATCCGACCAATGTAATGAAGTACAAGGATATGGAACAGTTTGCCGATTAGTTGGAGGTAAACAATGACAGAGAAAAATCTGAGTGGAATATATTCACTACTCGATGTTTTAAGAATGAAAGATCCTGGCAATGACAGGCTTCTTTTTGTGGCTGACACCCTGGGACGTAAAAGTCCGATCATCAGGGAAGCCCCGATGATGGAAGCGAACCAGGCTCTTTCTCATGTTGGTAGCCGGGATAGCCAGTTGCCTACGGTTCAGAAAAGAGCGATCAATGACGGTGTTCCGAAGTCTGCTCACAGAGAGATCCCGATCACCGCGCCCATGGCGCTTTATGAAACCATGTCACAGGTTGACGAGGAGCTTCTGAAGTTACAGGGCGGTAATGCCGCCGCTTTCAGGCAGAGAAAAGATGCCAAGTTTATTGAGGCAATGGCGCAGTCCATGGATTCAGATACCATTTATGGTAGTCTGGCAAGCGATGAACTCGCCTATAACGGATTCTTTACGCAGTTTAATGATCTTAGCGCTTACCCGAACGGTGACACCTCCTGGATGCCGAACGTCTGGGATGGCAGCGGTACGGGCTCTGATCTTTCTTCAATTCTCGTGGTTGAGTGGGGTCCGGAAAAGACTCATCTCATTTATCCTAAGAATACCATGGGTGGAATTGAGATTGTTGACCTGGGCAAGCAGCTTGTAAGTGGAATAACAGCCAACACAGAGTTCGTGGCCTTCGTAACGCAGTTCAAATGGCGTGCTGGTCTGTTTGTAGCCGATGAACGTACAGTTCAGCGGGTATCTAATATCGAGACTACTGGAACATCCAATACTTTCGATGATGATCAGTTGCTGGAGGCAATCAACTGGTTGCCAGATATGGGCGAGAACCCCATGACCAGAATTTATGTTAACCGGACAATCAGAACCCAGATGGATAAAAGGCTGAAGGACAAGAACAATGTCAATTATACAGCCCACGATGCGCCCTTTGGGCCACCGGTCTTGAAGTTCCGCGGTGTTCCGGTTCAAGTAGACGAGCAGATGCTCAAAACCGAAGACGCTGTAACTTAAGGAGGTAACCATGGGATACAGAGATAGAGCATTAGTGCTGAGTGAATCTCAGAACGTGGCCGCTGACGCGGATAGTACGAAATATCTGGATACTGAGATCACTATTCCAGGGTGGGATAAGACAATGCCAGCAGCGGTTATTGTCAGCATTGAAACCGTAAATACGGCCGCCACTGGTATTGATTTCATCGTGGTTCACAAAACCAGTGAGCCTACAACAAGTGACGCTAACCTGGTGACAGTCCACGCTTTAGCGGCTGATCTTACCGCTGGAGATCAGGTTGTTATCACTCTACCGCAGGGGATCAAGCTGCTCCGATATGTTAGGCTCTATTATAACATAATTGGCGGTACTGAGGATTATGTTCTCTCAGCTTATTTTACCCCTATGCCGACAGCAATTTAAGGAGCAATTATGCCGTTTGTATGTGAAAAACCGTGCTGGCACAATGGCAAGAAATACGCCAAAGGCGACCCAGCTCGTTTCAGTAAAGCAAAGGATGGGCCCAAGGATAAGAATGGTAAGTTGAACCATTTCATTGAGGTTGATTCCATTCCTTCTGCTGGTGACGAAGTTGCAGACCTTACCGCCAATGTTAAGCGCCTTGAGAATATGGTTAAGGAACTGGCGGAAGCGGCGACTGCTCCTGATGCTGAGGAAGAGATCCCTGAAGGTGGTCCGGACCCTCCTGAGGGCAATGCGCCTGCGGAAGTTACCTGTGATGTGTGCAATGAGTACAAAGGAAACGCACAGCAGGTAGCATCTCACCGGCCTCATTGCCTGAAGAAACAGACAGCTAACCAAGAAACCTAACCGAAAAGGGCTCTGTTTCGGCAGGGCCCTTTCTTTAAGGAGTTTATTATGCCTTTTGGAATAGGATACGACTCGTTGACTGACGAGGAGTGGAGGGCTAGGGATGATGCCCGGACACTGGCTGAGGCTGAGTTGATAAAGGCTGATGCCGGTAGAATGAATAAGACACAGGAAGCCGCCATAAAAATGGCTGATGAGAACAAGGAAGAAAAAGAGGCCATGGAAAATGTGGCTGCCGGAAAGCACATGTTTCCTAATTCTCCAGAGATGTTTGAACAGGAGTAATTTATGGCATATACCAAGGTGGGTATAGCGAACCTTGCTCTGATTAAGATCGGGGTGGATCAGATCACTTCTTTTTCTGACGGCTCAGTCCAGGCGAATGAAATTGATGATGTCTATGATTTCGCCAGAGATGAGACTCTTGAGTCTTCTGACTGGAGGTTCGCTAAAGTTCGCGTTGCCTTGGTAAAGAACTCCACCGCACCCGCTTCCCGTTATGATTTTGCCTATACACTGCCCTCCGACTTCATGAAGATTTTCCAGGAAAAAGCAGGCGATCCGGCCTTGCTGGCCGCCACTCCCTGGCCTTTCGTTTCTTGGGATGGTTATATTTACTCCAAGGGATATCGGTACTTCTATGTGATTGAGACCCTGGACGATGGAACCGAGTGCATTTTTACTAACTACGATAATGATGTGGATGATCTGTTCCTGACGTACATCAGAAGGGTAGATGATCCTACTAAATATACAGCACGTTTTATCAATGCCTTTGCCTGGAAAATAGCCATTGAGCTGGTCACCAGGAGAACAGAGTCTAAGGTTGGTGCTGACATTGCCCAGACCAGGCACGAACAGGCATTGAAGGGTGCTAAAGAACTAGATCAGTCCATGGATTTCTTGCGAAATGAAACAGGGGATTTTTCCTGGCAAGGAGCTGGCAGAAGTGGGGTTTATATTTAAAGGAGATTTTTAAATGACTGAATTAAAAGGAAATGCCGTTGTTTATGCCTTTACGGAAAACAGTGAGAACTCAGACTCGATAAGGGTTGATGGCCGGGCTACATTTTTTGTTGAAGATACGAGCAGCATGGGCATGACTATCAGCCTTGAGGTACTTCATGATCCTTCAAATGGGGTCACTCCTGGCTGGGTGGTTGTTGGTGGCGAGGGTGATCAGACGGCAGAAGGATCTTTTGAGTTTGTCGGCACCGGTGAGCAGTACAGGGTTTCGACCACGGCTTATGCTTCTGGGACTGCCACGGCTGGGATTAAGGCCGGTGCAGACAGAAGAAGAGGATAACTATCACGGTTTTTCTGAAAGCCAAGGATAGGAATTAGGGAGTGGGATATGTTTAAATTCGTGATTAAAACAAAGATTAATAATTCTCCCTCTGGCAATATCAAGAGTGGTCAGATACGGGATATCTCTCTTTATCCCAAGAACACCTATGGCCTATTAAGCCTCAGAAATTTCCTTTATATTCTTGTTGAGACAGAAGAGGATCTTAGGCAGACCATGAGGAGGACTGTTACTGATCCAGTGACCGGGCTTTCAAATTCTTTCTGGGTTGGGAACATGTCTCTTCAACACCTTGGTGATTGGACGAAAGGAATTAATTTTGGGGCAATCAGGAACCCTGATCGAGCAGTTCAGCCTTGGCTTCGTGCCTCCGACTGTGCCAAAGACTTTGATGGCAAAGCTTCCCCATTGAACACCAAAGACCCTGTAAAGTTATCCAGATATAAAGGTTTTAAGAATAGAAAGCCAAATCATCTGTTCTCAGAAAGTGACTTTGAATGTGCCTGTGATGATGCTGGATCAGAGAATGAGTTCTTTTTAAATCTCGATGATAACCCTTTTCGTCTTATCAGTGTTGGCGGTAAATTTCGCCACGCTGAAAGGATGGTGCGCTAATGGCCTCCGCAAGGCATACATTCACCAATGAAGTAATCACCACCTTAAAGCTCACAGGTGGTGATGTTGATGACCCGCAGGATATGGCTGATCTTACAGACGGGGATAATGTAACCGCCCAGTCATCACCTACCATGGAGGGTTATGCCGGGGTTTATGATAAAACTCTTACATTTACAGGGGCTACTAATAATGCCACTTATGGCAGAAACTTCAGGCCAGCGGTTGGAGAGGGTGGCCCAACCGGACTTTTTCCGGGAATACCAAAATATGATGGTAGTGTATTAGCTTTAGTAGATACTGTATCAGACAAAATACTCGACCTCGTGGAAGAGTATTGTCAAATTCAGGATATTTCATTAAAACATACAGTTAGTTCAGCCGGTAATCCATTACTTGCGGTTCCAAATTCCGTAAATAGCACGGTGGTTGGATTATTGTCGGCAGGCAGTACCAACACAGGGGCTGGCCAGACTCAAGGAATTTTAACTGTCAATGGTGGGTCGGTTGATTGCCTGATTGCGGATACTGATCTTACTAATTTTGCTCATTCAACTGGAACTGGGTATCATTACAACCCCACCAGTATTGGGTCACAACAGGGCATTGTTTGCATATCGGGAACCATGAACGTAAAGAATGGTCTGTCTGACGGTGCTTCCATTGTAGGTAGAGATTATTTACAAGATGGCGGCACACTGAACCTCACAACCTGTGGCTCATCTGACGCTTCAGGGTCAGTTGGATTACAAAATTTAAACTTCACTTACCTGACAGGGGCAAACAATTACATCCCTGCCAGTGACAGTGATGCTATTGGGAATGGAACTACTAATTTATCAGGAGATGCGACCTATCCATTTGATGATGATGTTCGGGGAAATACCAGAACATGGGGGGATCTTGGTTTTGCTGATTTTGTCGCCCAAGAGATAGACATCACTGGAAACGGTAATCCAATAACCAACGGCTCATCATCTCCGAGTGCGGCAAACGGTACGGATTTTGAGGAAGTGATTGAAGGCGAAGAGAAGAAGATTACATACACTATCGGCAATTCAGGGGATGCCAACCTAACCCTCACTGACAGCCCAGCAGTCGTAATCACTGGCGATACTGGAGAGTTCACTTTAGACACAGATGCAGGTTCACCTGTTACCCCGGCGGGTGACACGACTTTTATTATCAGCTTTATTCCGAGTGGGGCTGGCTTATTTGAGGCCAATATCTCCATCGCCAACAATGACGATAATGAAGACCCTTACACGTTTGATATTGCCGGAACGGGTATATCTGCCTCTGATGCTGGCAAACTCGTCCGGCCTCTAGTTGGACCGCTCGTCAGGGATTTGGTGAGATAATGTCAGAGATAGCCTTAAATATTGACAACCCTGAATCGCCTCTTGGTTATGTGGTTGCTGTTTATTCTGATCCACGAATCATGCGGTATTGGATACAAGTATTTTGTGATTTCCCTCAACCAGGGCCAATGAAAAGAGATGCGTATAAAAATGCTAAAATCCCTGGATGGAAATATATATGCGAGGCTTGGGATGACAATCCTGGGATAAGGGATGCTTGGGTTAAAGCCAGTGATTTACTTTTTAGAGATTATACTTACCCACAGGTTTTTTGGGATAAGCATATAAAAGATACTGGATTGTTAAGCTATATTAATTACGCCCCAGAGTCCAATAAAAGGGCTTACGAGACTGTTTTATTTAGTGAGCATATTCTTAAAATAGCACTCATCGTTACCAATGAAGACGCTGCCCCTGCACAGGTGGAGTCTTGGCAATACAAAAAAGTATTTGACTTTGACGCTGATGAAGGGATTTCAGGCGATACACTGATTAAAATTAAAGATAAATCAAAAATCGTCAGACCGAGATTTGACAAGCCTATTCCTGCCGCAAAATTCAAGGATATCTAATGGCTACCATTACCGACACCATTGGAACTGGTGAAACTTATACCGACATATCTCTCTGGATAGCGTTTAGAGTTAATACTGGTAATCATTATATTGGTGAATGTAAGGCTGAGGTTTTTGGCGCATTTTCTTTTAGTGATAGCCGGAATTATACGGCTGTTAATTTCCCAGATCTTCACTCGTTGGTTGGCGCAGAACCTGATGGACGTGCGCATGAGGTTTCAGGTAAGGGTAATGCAAGGGTGGAGGTTTCCGGGGCCACAGTAGCAGAAGTTTTAGACGTATACGTTCAGATGTCATGGCTTGAACTGAAAGGCCCAGGGGCAAATGCAAATTTCAGATTCAGAAGTGGCGATACAGCCAATTACGGGCGTTTCCATCATCTTATTATTCATAATAACAATGAGCATGTAAGTGCGGCAACTCCCGGAGCGCATCTTGTCGGCGTACAAGCCGCGCCAGGTGCTATTGGATTCTATCGAAATATTATTTATGGGACTCCTGATATTGGGGTGACGATAAGCAGTGTGCCTGACGATACATTTGTTGCCAATAATACTATAGCGTTATGTGGAGAATTGGGTGTAGAAGGCGGTTTTTTTGATAATTATATTCTAAAAAACAATGCTGTTTTAGGGCAGACGGTTGACATAGAAAGCACCCAGGGTGAACAGGACTATAACGCCACCGCTGACGGCTCTGCCACAGAAGGGGCGAACAGTCTAATAAATCTAACCACTGCGGACCAACTTGTTAATCCAGTTGGTGCGCCCTGGACTGCTACTGACCTTACCATTAAATCTGGTGCAGACATTGAGGGACAGGGAACAACATTTAATCCTGCCACATGGCCTGAAATTGATGTACCGATAAATAAAAGAGGAAGTCCTATAATCGGTCCATGGTCAATGGGCGCTTCTGAGGCTAATACCTTTCCAGAGATGGACGTACAGGGTAAGGGGGAATCCATTCCTGATGGCTCTACTATTTCATCCGTGGACAATGATACGGCCTGGGGGAATAACACTGTTGGGATTGAGGTAACGCATACCTTTACGATAAAGAACACTGGCGATGCGATTCTTTATCTTACAGATACGCCCAGAGTGACTATTACAGGCGATGATGCAGAGTTCACGCTGGATACGGACGCGCCTACTTCTGTGGCGATAGGTGGAAGTGCTACTTTTATAATTTCATTCGTATCAAGCGCCGTGGCTTCATACACCGCCACGATTTCAATCGCCAACAACGATTCAGATGAGAACCCTTATACTTTCGCCGTGTCCGGGGCCGGGGTAGCTCCTGAGATGTGTATTACCGGGAATGATATTGAGATAATTGACGGAGATGTCACGCCGTCTGAGGATGATGGCACTGATTTTGGCAAGGCGGGTATATCCTGATGGCATACACCAAATTAGAAATAGCCAACAAAGCATTGAGAAATCTTGGGGCCGCAAAGATAAATTCCCTCACGGAAGACTCTGACAGGGCCAGAGATGTCAATGCTGTATATGACTTCATGCAGGATGAGGTTCTTGAATCCGCCGATTGGAGGTTTGCTAAGATCAGGGTTGCCCTGGTAAAGAGCGGGACCACTCCGGCGAACTTTTACGATTTCGCATATCTTATCCCCGATGATTTTATGAGAATCTTCCAGGAGAAAGAACTGGACCCGGCTGTTTTTGAATCAGGGAACTATGTTGGTCTAAATGGATTTATTTGTGCGGTTGGTTATAAATTTACATATGTGGTGGAAACCCTTGACGATGGAACAGAGTGCCTTTTTACTGATTATGACAGTGATAACGGTGATTTATTTCTTACATACATCAGAAGAGCGGTTGGTGGCTTGAGTCAAGATTTCGTTATAACAAATAGCGGGCTGGGTGATCTCTACCTTACAGATTCTCCAGCTGTGACAATCACCGGCGACACAGAAGTATTTACTCTGGGTGCTGACGCTTCAAGCCCGATTGCCTCGGGAGAAAGCTCTACGTTCACAATAGATTTTACTCCGTCTGTTGTGGGAGATTATACGGCTACCGTGAGCATCGCGAATAATGACAGTGATGAGAACCCTTATACTTTTGCCCTGGCCGGAGAGGGTGCATTACCGAACTATACAGCAAAATTTGTAGATACCCTGGCTTGGAGGATTGCCGCTGAACTGGCCATCAAGGTTACCAATTCGACAACAAAAGAAGAGCAGGCCATGATCAGGTACGAGCAGGCATTGAAAGGGGCTGTTGGCCTCGATCAATCACTTGATTTCCTTGAGTCCGAGACTGGGGATAATTCCTGGTCTGGCGCGGGCAGGTGGTAGATGGGTTTAGGTAAAAGAGGGTTTCATAGAAAACTAAGGCAACTTTCACAGTTTGTCTGGACCGATGGTGTGGCTCGGTTCTATATGAGTTTTACGACTGCCGTTGGACTTATTGCGAACCGTCTTGTGGCCACTGATGGCGATAAAAATTTAGTCTCTACCAGTATTTCAAATTGGCTTAAAGGCACTACGAATCAGGTAATCATAACTGATGATGGTGATGGGACGGCGACAGCCTCCACTCCACAGGATATTCACACCGGGGCTAACCCGACATTTGCTGGTATGACTTTAACTGATATTTTAGATATGACTGACAACCCTATAACAGATGTCGGGTATATTGATTTCAATCTTACCAACGGTGTACCCCCCGCAGAAGGCCGGCAAGTCTGGAATGATGACGAAGGTGTAATAAATACCGGGCTAAAAGGCGGGAATGTTAATCTACAAAACGGGCTTGAGTTATTAATTCGAGGGAAAAACACCACTGGCACAGGAACTACTGACGGACGACCAGTAAGAATAAGCGGGGCATCAGGGAACAGCCCAGAGTTCGGTTTTTCAGAAGCTGATGATCCTATAGCGATGGAGTCGATTGGGGTATTTACTGAGGATGTTAATACTAATGGCAATGGATATGTAACCACAAATGGTTTGGTCAGAGATATCGACACTTCTGGTACACCAGTTGGTGAAGTGTGGGGAGATAACGAGCGGCTTTTTGTATCCAATACATCTGGGAGATTGACAAATGTACTCCCGGTAGGAACTGAGCGAAAGATATTTATAGGAATTGTTATCAAGGCCAATGATACTACGGGCATCATCTGGATAAACCCCATCAACATCTTCTTTATTGAGGAATTAAGCGGGAACTCTGACGGTAATGGAAATCCAGTGATAAGTATTGACGCTTCTGTTCCGTCTCTATCTTTTGGAGGTCTTAATTCTTATACTGTTCCCCTTTCTGATGGGCAGGAAGACCAGATATTGGTAACAAGCGGTGCAGGTGTTTTAGACTTTAAGACTCTCGGATTACCTCCCCAATTAATGTCATTGGATATGTACGATGCTGAACCATCAAGAGCGTCCGAGACAAACTGGCATGGTGGTTTGTTGTCCCTCGCAACCGGGCAGCCTTTAGATCCGGGACCTACCGATTTACCAGTAACTAAGGGCATCGGCAAGGTAATGATAGTTGTCAATGCCGGGTCTGATCTGGTTGGGGATATTATAATAACCGGGGATACAGTTGATCGGAATACTGGAGCAGTGACTGTAGCTGACACAGATATTATCCCGGTAGATGCTTTGACCGTAGACGGAACAACCACAGATGCGAATGGAAATACTGTCCACACTTTCACTGGTGCTTACATTAGCTCAAAGTGGTTTGAGGGTTCAGTGGTTTTATCGACCACGGATCTGACACTAACCGATGTGGACGTTTATCATATTTCTTTTGAGCAACTGAATGATAGCCCAGGTATTTTACTGAAAACATTTGATGCCAATATCTTCACAACTCATGTGAACGCAGAATTTGACGCTTACTTATTTATTATACATGTGAACGGAAGTAAGTGCGATATAGACAATCATGCAGATTTACACGTTGGGGCTGTCGGTATGACAGCTATTGCCAACAGATACGAGAGGTTAAGAAGAGGCAATATAAATGACCCGATAGACGGCACAACTGACGGCTTCTGGGTGGATATGCATTACTCAAACAGCCCTGCATATGTGGAGGATGTAACCATAACAGTATGGTTTGAGATAGACCAGGGGGTCGTTCTGACCACTGGTGGTAAGTGGTTTAGTAAAAATTGGTTCAGTACAAGATGGTTCAGCAAAAATTGGTTTAGCCGAACGAGTTAAGGAGAAATATTAATGAAATATCCAACAGGGGTGATTATCCCCAGAGAAAAAATAGACCACGCCTATAAGTTAAAAGGTTATTCTGAATTTATTCATAGGATTATGGGTAAATGGTATCGAGTTGGACTGACCGCTGACGAGTATGAGGCTCTTAAACGAATGGCTTCCCCCCTTGTCAATTCAATGCCTGTAAATCTTAAGTTATCAGAGCAGGATTTCAGACGGTTTCAGAAGCGGAGATTTATGAATTGGATTGAAGAGTTCAATGATGCCAAAGGTCGGCAAGCTCAACGAATGACAGAAGCATCTATACCGGATATTCCCGATGATATGGATGCACCTTTAATCCTAACTCCGGGCGGTGACTTTAAAATGCCAGTGTCTGAGTGGGCAGTAGCTATTGAGGATTTTGAGGATTAGGAATGGGAACAAAGCAATTTGATTTCACTGAATTTACTATAGCCGATACCGATGCTGAAATATCTGCTATAGCGTCAACCATGTCTTGGTTAGAACTACAGACAAGAATAATTGAGGAGAAGACAGGATCATTAGCTTATAATCTCTTGTCAGATGATGATCTTGAAATAACATTTGGATTAAATTATGCCAATATAGATCGGGGTGGGGGTGTTTATCAAGTAGCGAATTTTTTCATGTCAGACACACTTCACGATATGACTGATTTTAATGATTATAACGGTGTGAGAGTGCGTATTGTTGATTCTTCTGTAACCCCGAATCGCATAGATTTGACGGTAAATGAAGGGAAAGAAGACCCTGGGAGCATAGAGCAGGAAACTTATTCAATAGGCTCTACCCCGTTTACGGGTTATCCTACAATAAACTACACTGCCGGAGCTGGCACTTTTAGCAAAGGGTTATATGTAATGGGCCTTTATTCGGATGCAGGACGAACTAACCTTTTAACAACTCTTACTGTAAATGCCGAACACCTAACACTTTTACAGATGTTAAATTTTGTAATTGTTCCAGCGGGGTTACATAATGCTTCATCTCCTAACCCTAATATACACGGTGACGGTTATACAGAGGATTTGATTTTTATCGGTGATGGTGTGGCTGGTGGTTCAACTCTTCTTTTAGATGGTCATGGCATGGATGGAAATTCTTTAGGTGGAAATTTAGGATTAATGACGGGGTAATAAATTATGAAACAAGAAATTAAACAGGGGATGACCGATTATTCAGTATCAATCTTCATCAGGGACGAGGCTGGTGCGCCACTTACAGGATTAGTGTTTGACTCTGCTGGTGCCGATGCATCTTATGTCAGGGTTGAAATAGATAACGATTTTGTTGTTGCTGCATCAGGTGGACTTGTTGACTTAGCTACTCCGCAGTTAGATGACCCTCATCTTGATTGGGGGTTTCTGGAAGTCGATGATACAGCCCATCCCGGAATATACCGATTAGACTTGCCAGATGTCGTTTTTGCTGTGGGTGCGTGGTCAGTAACCGTGACAGTAATTGCAGACGGTGCAGACCCCACCCAGATGGAATTTGTTTTGGTCCCAGAATTGCCGTATGTAGGGGTTGCAGCTACTCAGGCTGAAGCAGATATTGCGGCTCTATATGATTACAACCCAGAAGTAGATGAAGTAGATATAGGTCTGACTTGGCAGGAATCTCAGGCATATGCATACGCTGTAATGTTCGGAGAAGCAGAGGGTGGTGGTCTTGCCTTTAAAGATCCATCAGGCACTCACGTTAGGGTCACTGCCGCTGCTGATGCCAGTGCGAACAGGCCAGCACCTACACTTATCCCGACAGGATTACCGACAAAATGATAAAACAAACCAAAGACTACGAAATGATTAGCAAAATGCTCCAGACAGGAGATAGTTAACTAATGGCTAAAGCAACTCCAAATATAAATAATTTCAACGCTGGGGAATTAAGTCCCAAGGTCGATGCTCGGACAGATATTGAGAAATATTATTCTGGATGCAAGACCATGCAGAATATGTTTCCCCTGGTAGAGGGCGGCGGCCAGAAGATGCCCGGGACGGTTTTTGCGGCTGAGACAAAAGACAGCTCTAAAGAATCCAGGTTGATTCCTTTCCAGTTTTCTGATCAAGAGGCCTATGTCTTAGAGTTTGGGAATCTTTATGTCAGGTTTTATCGGGATGATGGCCAGTTACAGATTGCTTATGTCGCTTGGAATACGGCTACTGCCTATGCTCTGGGTGACCTGGTTACTGAGGGCGGAAATCATTACCGGTGTCTGGAGGCCCACACGTCCGGGACATTTGCCACTGACCTTTCCGATGGGTTGTGGGAGGCTACTGGCGGGGCAACTGATTTGGCTTATGAGGTTCCTACTCCTTATCTTGAGGCCGATCTTTTCGGACTTAAGACTATTCAATCTGCTGATGTGATGTGGATATTCCATCCGTCCTATCCAACAAAGGAGCTTGCCAGGTTCGGTGACACTGACTGGACGCTCACGAATCACATCTCTCATATTGGTGCTGAGATGGATATTACTGACATTACTCAAGCTGACCCGGCAGTAGTGACATGTACCACTGTCCCTGCTCCGGTGGCTTTGGATGGAGTTGATGGCTTGGAAGACGGTGATATTGTTTACCTGGCTGATATTGTTGGCATGGTCGAATTGAATGACCAGTTTTTTACTGTGGCTAATGTGGTTGCTGGGGCGGGCGGAACTTTTGAACTGGTCGGGATTGACTCTCAGACTTTTACCGCTTATAGTTCTGCCGGAACCGCTCAAGAGACTTATTACGGGACTGAGGACAACCGGCCTTCCTGCGGCACGTTTTTTGAACAACGTCTTTGTATGGCTGGCTCAAACAATAAACCTCAAACCATAGTGTTTTCCGCCAGTGCCGATTTTGATACCTTTGATTTCGGGGTTGACGATGCGGATGCTATTGAGTATACGATTGGCTCTGACCGGGTTGACCGGATAAGGTGGTTGGTTGGTAAGAAATTCGTGCTGGTCGGGACCACCGGGGGCGCCTGGAAAATCGGAGGTACGAATGTAAATGATCCTATTACAGCAACCAATGTGGTTGCCTCAAAGGAAATTTCTTCCGGTGTGAAAAATATTGATTCTGTCTCGGTTGATAATACTGTTTTCTGGACTTCCAGGTCAGGGACCACCGTGAGGAAATTTGAGTTTTCCATATCCTCTGACTCTTTTATTGCTCCGGACATGACCAGGATTGCAAAGCATATTGCCTTTGGGGATACCAGGGCACTTACCGGGATAGTTGATATGGCTTTCCAGGGCGACCCCGTACCTTTACTTTGGTGCGTTCGTGAAGATGGGCAGCTGCTCGGCATGACCTATGAGTCCCAGGAGAATATCTTCGGATGGTTTAGGTTGGTTACTGATGGCCTATATGAATCCGTGGCTGTGATTGATGAAGATGCTCAGGAAGATCAGATATGGGTTATCGTGAACCGCACCATTGAAGGCTCGACCGTAAGATATGTAGAATATTTCACGGACTTTGAGCTTTATAATGATATTGATAACTCCTTCTTTGTTCACTCTGGAAAGTCTTATGAAGGATCTGGTATTCAGGTTTTGACCGGGCTTGAACACCTTGAAGGAGAAGAGGTTGCTATTCTTATGGATGGTGTTGCCTTGGCGTCTGAAACCGTGTCTGGTGGCCAGGTAACTGCTGATGTTGCCGGTGATAAGGCTGCCGTTGGATTGCCATATACTCCGGTGATAGAACCCATGAAGCCGTCTGTGAATACCAATCAAGGTATTTCAAGAGGTAAAAAACAGAGGATTAATGCTCTGACTATTATTCTTTATCAGTCTTACGGTGTTAAGTATGGAGAGTCATTGAGTAATTTATTCAGTATTAATCTGGGAGCTTCTTCTAATTTATTTACCGGTGATGCCCTTGGTGAGTTCGCTGGAGATTGGGACGATAAAGCAACGATGTTTATCACCCAGGAAGGCCCTTTACCAATGACACTCCTGGGTATTGTCCCGGAATTTAACGTGGAGAATAAATAATGATAGTTGCTTATGAACCTGAACATGGTTATGAAATAATAAATCAGCAAAGGCGTGACTGTGATTCATGGATTGCCGGATATCAGGAGAATGAAGGCTGGGTGGATAGTCTGAAAGGCCAGGGGCCTGCTTATACCTTTCTGGCGGACGGACAGGTGGTGGGATGCGCTGGTATCACGCTTCTTGGCTGGGGCCGGGGAGAGGCGTGGACATTGTTTTCTCCTTTGTTTTATCAGAACGTGAGGAAAGTTTTTAAATCAATAAAGGAAAAGTTGCCTGATGTTCAAAAAGAACATGGCCTAAGAAGGATTCAGGCGATCTCAAGGACTGACTTTGAAGAGGGTGAAAGGTTTTTGAAACATCTTGGTTTTGAAAAGGAAGGGGTTCTCAAGTCATTTGGCCCTGGCGGTGAGGATGTATCAATTTTTGGGAGGATAAATAATGGCTGATCCTTTTACAATTATAGCCGGTATCGGTCTCGGGCTTAATATTATCGGCGGTCTGACTAAGGCGGAAGGCCAACGGCAACAGGGCAGGGAAGCGATGAGAGCCGCTGAGATCAATGCGGCCAGAACTGAGAGAGAAGGAGAGCGGCGTAAAAGGTCAATTCTTTCATCTCAAGCAGCTGGTTTTGCCAAGGGTGGGGTGGACATAACCTCTGGCAGTCCCTTGCTTGTCATGGCTCAAACTGAGGCTCTTGCTGACCTTGAAATTAAAGAAGGTGTGTCTGATATCTTAGAGTCCGGGCGCAGGAGTAAAAGGGCTGGAGACATAGCTGCTGGATCAACTTTTTTAACTACCCTGGGAAGCTCTGCTGTTCAGGCAGGCAGCCTTGGATTCTTTAACAAGAGGACATAATGCCTCAAGTATTCAAAGTACAAACTGGCGTAGGGATTGGGCCTTCAAGGATTGGCGATACCGGGCAGGTGGGTAGAGCCTTGGCCGGAGCCGGAGGCCAGATACAGCAGTTAGGTGGTCAGATATCTGCTTTTGCTCAGGCCAGAGAACGGGCTAAAGTAGCCCTCCTTACAAAACAACTTGAGTTTAAATACGCTGATACCTTCAGGAAACAGCAAATTGAAGAGGCCATGAGTACTGATCATAATAACTTTGGTCAAAGAACTACTGCCTTCTCAGAGAAAACGAGCACAGCTTTTGAGCAAGACATTGCTGGTCTTAAACCAGAACAGCAGGAAATACTCAGACTTCAATATAAATCTCAAGCTGCCGGTTTTCAAAACCACATGAAGGTGCGGGAAATAGAAGAGGTGGTTAAGGCAACTCAAGCGGTCGCTGGTCGAATGGTTGATGAGGCTGGGGTTGCTTTTGCTAATGCAAGAACGAGGGAAGAAGCCCTTTTTATCCAAGAGAAGTTATTCGCCGAATTGGACGTTTATGCTACTCATGGGATGCTTAACGCTAACCAGGTAGAAATAATCAAGCGGAGCTTTGTTGACACCGCTGAGGATGCCAGGGTAGAGAAAGCCATCCAAGACAATCCGGTTTTGGCTAAAGAGATGATTAATGCCGGGGAGTTTGAGCTTGACTCCAAAGAGAAACAGGCGGCCTTAAATAGGGCCGAGGCTATCCAAAAACAGAGAAAGAATGAGGCTAAGGTAGCAGCAAACCAAGCCAAATCTGAGGCCAAGGAAGCAAAAAAAGAAGCTCAAAGCGGCACCCAAAATAACTTTTTGGATCGTCTTAACAATTCAGACAAGCCAGATCCAACCGTAAATGAAATAGTTAATTCAAACTTAGAAGAATTTGGACAAGGCTCTAAGAATGCTTTTCTAAATATGCTTAACAATAAATCCACAAAGAAAGGTCCATGGCAGGTTACTCAAGACCCAGGCTTTTACAACACTCAATTAGAGGCCGCTTACAGAGGCGAGGTGGACCCTGAAAAGCCTCTTAGTTGGGCTGGGGATCAAATGAATGGAGAGGATGCTGAACATATTCGCAAGGTTGCGACTGCCGCCCAAAAGGCAGAAAACAAGCCTGTTCTTGATGCCCAAGCCAGAGCCATAAAGTTTGGCAGAGACAGTATTCTTAAGGGGACTATCCTGTCAGGCTTTGATTCATCTTCAGTTCAGAATGCCTATGATTATGAGCATGACCTGAGAAAAACTCTTGCGAATGGTGAAGAGGAAGGCAAGAAAATGCTCGACATGCTGACCCCAGGAAATAAAGACTATATTGTGGGTGATGTATTGAAAAGAAATTTCAAAGATCCATTATCAAGATTGGCTGAAGAGGCGAATGTTATTCTTGAGAATGACAAAGAAACTCCACCAGACAGTGTGTCTAAACGAAAAAGCGGTGAAACCATAGACCAGTACCTTAAAAGGACGGGTCAAGAATGAGCAGTATTGCAGAATTAAAAGCGGCTGGATTCAGCCAGGAAGAGATAGGGGTGCATATTCAGAAACAGCGACTCAATCTTTCTGAGGCTGGATTCTCCCCTAAAGAAATAGATGAACACGTTGGGATACCTGTCATTGACGACTCCAGTTTGAGAGATTCAGTTAAAAGCATTATTAATGTGCCTGACTTTAGAACAAGTACAAGGGGAATTACAACATCACTCAAAGCCGGTCCTCCTGGGGATGAAAAACTTGAACAGGGAGAAGACCCCTCTTTATGGGATAAATTTCTGAGAAGTTTTGAACCTTCATTTGAAAAGAGGGTAGTCAAGTCTCAAGTATCACTAACACTTGCCAAGGAAACAGGATTGCCACCACACGTCTTTGAACCTACTCTTAAGGAAGCAGTGGTTGGTGGCTTCGGAAGTTCAGTGACTGGCTTACTGGCCACGCAGAAAGTCCCTGATGTGGTTGACCCAGACTTTCTTACCGGAGGCGCAAGAGTGCTTGCTCAAGCCTCTACCCTTGCTGGGGACTTCCCTTGGATGGTGGCAGGAGGTCTGATAGGTGGTGGTGGTGGCCCTTCATCTGCTGTGGCCGGTGCTTTTGCTTTGCCTGCTGGTCTACGCAAGGTCCTGATGGATAAATACGAAAAGGGAGATATCCAATCATTCTCTGACTTCTGGACACGGTTGACCGGTGCTGCATGGGAAACTATGAAGGGAGAAATTACTGGATTTGCTACTGGTAAGGCTGGGATACTATTCCCAGGAATGGGTAAATTGCCAGCAGAAGTAACAGCCATGGTTGCTATGGGTTCTTTGCTTGAAGGGAAAATTCCTGAACCTCAAGAGTTTATAGATGCTAGCATTGTTATTGGTGGCCTTAAGGCCAGTACTGCAATCTCTTCTAAACTCAGGACTACATACGGTCTTAGGGGGAGAACCCCTCTTGAGGTGACCGAAGACATCCAGGAACAGCCTGCAATCAGGGAAGACTTGATGAGTGATAATAGGGTTGTGCCTGAATTATATAAAGAACCCGTTAAAGCAAAGACAGACGCTAAGGTTGAAAGTGATTTGGAAACTGAGACTATTTCTAATATGGTTACAGTGCCTGAAGGATGGAGAATTAGGGAGACTTCTCTAGGCGATATATCTAGCAGGGACAAGTCTCTTTCTGGCATAAAGGCCACCGCTGATCATAATGCAAAAGAAATCCTGATACCGAGTGGCGTGTCAAAATCAGAAAAACTCAAATTTGCCACACATGAAGCCAAACATGCAGAGATAGCCAGTAATGAAGACCTAATCTTAGTGGGAGAGGAAATTTTAAATGGTGTTCGTGACGCCATTGAACAAAAAACACCCAAAAAAGATATTGCCGACACTCATGGTGTTTTACCTGAAACGGTAGATCATATGAAGAGATATTTTAGAGAGGCTGAATTTAATGAGGCAGACCTTATTGAGGAGGCTTATGCAGCAGATGCTGGCTTTCAAGATTTTAATAATATCAGTTCTTCTTTAAGGCAATCCCCGATAGATACCACCCGGACCGTGGACGGGGATGGAGAAATCCAGACCACAACGGGTAAATCAACATTAGAGTTTGCCGCAGAAGAAGGATTCAAGAGGCGGCCTGTAGAGCCGGGGGAAGGGCCCGAGACTGTCCCTGTTAAAAGAAGCGACATTGTTAAGTTCCTGAATGAGAAACTTGACGTTCCAATCAGGACAGGGAGATTCCGTGCGGCTAAGGCTGTTCGTGGTATTTTCAAGATAAAGCCAGAAGTCATCCGCACTCGTTTGGCAAACGACATTGAAACCATCGCTCATGAGGTTGGCCATGGCCTTCAGAAGTTTATTTGGAAAGATTTAACCGATAAGCCCCTTGAGAAATTCAGGGGTGAACTGGAGCCCATAGCCACAAAAGCCAAGCATGGAACCGATGTTTTGCCTGAGGGGTTTGCTGAGTTCATACGGCTTTATATGACCGATGTAGAGCAGGCCAAAACTAAGGCCCCTAAATTCTTTAAGTTTTTTGAAAAGACACTCGACAAAGAAAGCCCGGAATCAAAAGAGATTCTCACGGAAGCCAGGGACATGTTTGAGAAATGGATTAAACAGCCCTCTTTAATGAGAGTCCTTAGTCAGATATCTATTGGAGAAAAAGCGAGGAGAGCCGTCACTTTAGATGATATCTACACGGCTACCATTAATGACCTTCATCCACTTGGCAAGATGGTGAAGGCAATGGCTCAGGGCGAAGAGTTGCCTGCCGGGAAAGACCCTTACAAGTTAGCCAGAAACCTAAAGGGTTGGCAGGGGAAGGTTGAACATTTCTTTGAGAAAAGCCCATTTAAATTTAAGACAAAAGAAAACATTGGAAAACCTTTAAAAGCTATACTTGAGCCTATCAAAGATGATCTTGATAATTTCAGGGCTTATGCTGTTGCTAAGAGATCGCTTGAATTAAATAAGCGAGGCATAGAGACAGGCATCCTAAAAGAAGATGCTCAGAAGGTTGTCAACGACTTCGATTTTGTGGAACCAGGAACCAGGTCAGATAAATTCAGTGATGTTTTTAAAAACTTAAAAGAGTATCAGGACGCCACTCTTCAGTATTTAGCTGATAGCGGGCTACTAAGCGCAGAGGCTGTGAAGAAAATGCGCGAGGCCAATAAAGATTATGTGCCTTTCTTTCGAGTCATGGAGGAAGGTGGCGCTGTCAAGGCTGGTAAAGGGCTGGAAGCCAGACAGCCGGTCAAGGGCATAAAGGGTTCTGCCAGGGATATTCATGATCCTTTAGAATCAATTATTAAGAATACATATCTTTATATTAATTTGGCAGAGAAGAACGCTGTCGGTAGAGCCCTGGTTGATTTAGCCAACAGTAAAGAAGGCATGGGTAAGTTTGTTGAGAGAATCCCTACGCCACTACAGAAGATTAAGGTAAGCAATGAAGAGCTCGCTAATACCCTTAAGAAATTCGGTAAGGAAACCATAACCAGAAAAATAGAAGAGAAGGAAAGAGTATTAAAGGAAGAAGTTACTGAGATAATAGAAGGCGGTGAGGTAACTACCTCAAAGGCATCAAAGGCGGTAGAGGCTACAGCCAGGGAGGCGTTGACTGCTAGAGGTTTCTCTGAGGCAGAAGCAAGCCAGATATTAACCAGGATTAAAGGCGCTGAATCGGCAGAACAACGAACAACCATAATTGAACGAACCGTAGAAAAGCGGATAGCCATTGAAACTATTAAAGAGTTTGGTTTAGAACTTCCGGAAGAGGCAATGGAGATCTTCCGACCTTCCGCCTTCGTCCCGAAAGATAATGTTATTTCTGTTTGGAGAAACGGGAAGCGTGAACTCTATCAGGTTGATCCAGAGATAGCCAGGACTATGCAGGCGCTGGATGCTGAAAGCATGAACGCTGTGGTTAAACTGTTGAGTATCCCTGCCAGGACGCTTCGAGCAGGAGCTATTCTTTCCCCTGAATTTATTGCCAGAAATCCGATCAGAGATCAATTCTCAGCCTTCATCTTTTCTAAGTACGGGTTTATTCCGGGAGTAGATACCTTTAAAGGAGTTTTTGCTCTCGCTGGGAAGAATGATATTTACCGAGAATGGCAAAAGAGCGGCGGACCAAACTCAATGATGGTATCTCTTGATAGGAAATACCTACAGAAAGATATTAAAAACCTTATGAAAACCCCAGTCCACAACCCTATTAAAAACCCGATTGAATTTTTAAGGGCAATGAGTGCTTTCAGTGAAGCCGGGACCAGGATTGGAGAATTTTCAAAAGCAAGAAAGAAGGGGGCCTCTCTTGAAGAGGCAGCTTTCGCGTCCAGAGAAGTTACTCTTGATTTTATGAGGGTGGGTGCTAAAACAAAAGCAGTGAATAATCTTATCGCTTTTTTTAACGCACAGTTGCAGGGTGGTGATAAAATGATTCGTGCATTCAAGGATCAACCCGTGGCAACTACATTAAAAGTAGCGGCTTCTATCACTCTGCCTTCCATTTTACTTACTCTTCATAATCGCCAAGATCCAAGATGGGAAGAAGTTCCTCAGTGGCAGAAAGATTTATTTTGGATTGTTATGACTGAAGATCATATTTACAGAGTACCTAAACCATTTGAAATAGGGATTATTTTTGGGACCGGAGCCGAAAGGGCTGTTGAGTTTATACTGGATAAAGATCCAGATGCCTTCGATGGTTTCTTAAAAACTGTTGGGAGAGGAATACTACCCGGGATTGTGCCTACAGTGGCCACTCCTGTGATTGAGGAATTTGCAAATAGAAGTTTGTTTTTGGATAGACCAATAATCCCCGCAGCCAGGGAGGAACTTTTACCTGAATATCAATACAAGCCATATACCACAGAGGCAGCCAAGGCCATAGGAAGGTTGTTAGGCACGCTCCCAATACTTAAGGACAGCAAGAGAACTTCTCCTGCTGTTATAGAGAATTATATTCAGGGTTGGTCTGGTGGCCTTGGGATGCACGTGCTAAGAATAGCAGATCTGGCACTGAGAAAAGCCGGAGCTTTGCCCGATCCTGTCAAGCCCACTCCTACCCTTGCTGACATGCCAGTCATAAAAGCCTTTGTGGTAAGACATCCATCTGCTGGGGCAGAAAGTATACAAAAGTTTTATGACAGTTATTTTGAAGCCCAGACTTCAATTAAGACCGCCAAAAAAATAGTTGAAGAAGCATCTTTTAAGGCGGGGGTTATTGTAATCCCAGAAGAGGCACTTGAACTAATTGAGGACTTTGAGGTTAGTTTAGATAATGTCTATAAAGCCATAAGAGCAAATAATAAAACCATTGATTTTATTTTTTTAAACCAAAATTTTGAGCCTGACGAAAAGAGGCAACTCATTGACGCATCTTATAATCAACTTATAAAAATGGCCCAAAAAGCTAACAGGGATCTTAAGCAGTTTGAACAACTTAAAAAAGCTATAAAAAATAAGGATGTTGAAAAAATAAGAGAATTGATAGGCGCTCAAGAAGCAACAGAATAACTTAACCCATAACCAAGGAACTTGAAATGACTCTTGACCAAGAATTTAGAGAAACTATGATAGGGACTCTGGCCAGCATTGAGGGCAAGCTTGATAACCATATTGAGAAGATTGAAGACCATGAGAGTACACTCTTTGGTAACGGAAAAGATGGGTTGAAGATAAGAGTTGATCGCCTTGAGCAAGATCATGCCCGGTGGAAAAAGGGGTTTATTTTTTTCCAAACAATAGTTTCAGGTATTTTGGTCTGGTTAGGAAAGGAGGCTTTAACATGACACCAATAATTGAATTAATACGCCTTGAAGAGGATCACCGCTTCGG